GGATGTTCGAGCGCTTGGAGGTAGTGTATGGCGCATGGTGGAAAGTGGTGAAACACAGTAGCGACTGCGTCACCAGCGTTAGCTGAGGTGGGTACCTGCGTGACTGAAAAGTTACGACGGGCGGGAGTCAATGCCTGGCGTGTGGCCAAGTATTGCTGCCAACGACGGCGTTTTTCAGCTAGAGGTAGATTTTGTATCTTCCCTTTTGAATAAAATTCTTGTCTTGTCAACATCATGTGATCGTGTTTGATTAATATAATCAAGTGGGGTCAGCAGTCCCCAGATTTATGTACAATATTTACAATTATTTACAATGCTGTGTTATTTACATTAGTTACAATGCTGTGTGTTCTCTCAACAGACTGTGACTCATCACTCCAATTTCCATTGTTTGCCAAAGACGAGGCCCTGGTTAGCCCCGACTATTGACAAAACGGAAATGTCCGCTTTTCTCTTCTTCCTCCATCTTCTCTTTCCTTGTCTAGGCCCAAACACAGAGCAGTTTCCGCTGGTGTTGTTTTTATTTACATAGTACATGAAATTATGACCAATTAGTTTGGGAATTGTTATTTCAATGTTCTGTGTTGTGGGCATTTCGACTCTTGTAGAATCATCTCCTACAAGTTCTTGATCTCCATCATGGTCTACAACTGTCTGTTGTTTGTGAGGCACCATGTCAAATGCGTATAGCATTGGTAGTCTGAGTATGTGATCTAGAGGACGCACACCATCTCTTATCTGTTCTAGATACGTAACAAACTCAAGCTCATTGCCTTCTGGCAGTAAGTCGTACATATACTCGACAGTGCGATTTGGGTATTGGTCTTCTTTGTCATACTTGGACCAGTAAGAGGCTAAAACGTGATTAGATCTTGAACATAGTTCGCCTCCGGCACTCACATAAGCAGTTAAAACATCCTGGATAACTGGTGTGTTTTCGTCGGTGTACCACAGTGATGTTAATTTTTGTGAAAGTTTTTCCATTGGAGTCATGTTGAATGGTAAATCCGGTGTAGTGTGTATTTTGGATATTGAACGCAAAATATCTGTGCAGCTATTGTTGTCCCCGTACCATAGGTCGGGTCCATAGATGCGAGCCAAAAAGTTGACGCCTGACTGTCCTCTCAAGAAGACGTCTGAGGTCAAAACATGTCCGCAGAATGATGCAGCTTGTCTGATACAAGTATCGTCCAAGTCTGCAGCGACAGTGTCATCCCCTGCCAAGGCAACCTTGGTTTGTAGTGAATGAAACGCTGCGTCGAAATCGTCCTGGGTGGGCGATTTCGTTAGCATGTTTAAATAGCCAATGTAGTTGATAAAAGCATTGTTATCGCTGTTAGCATTTGAAGTATCAGGTAGTCCTGATGCCTGTGCTAAGAGAGTTCTGAAACGGTAAGTTTCATCGTCGAACTCACGAGTAGATGCC